CTGAAAGACAAGCATACAACAAAGACGGTATACTTGTAACGTTTCCAAATAAACAATATAGAGATAGAGCTGTAAACAAAGGAACTCACTTTGCTGAAAATCCTAAAAAGGCACAAACTAATATTTTTACTGCAGATGGTGAACCAGAAGGTGGTGAACAAACATCTTCTGAAAAATCTAAAAGTCAACCCGCGACATTAGATCAAACATTAGAAAAAGATATTGAGGGTAATAAAGATACAGACGAAAGAACGCCACGGGAAAAGAAACAAGATGCTTATGGAGTAGAGGCTATATTGATGGGACAAACTCCATTGGTAAACTATAGTGTTGATGAAGCCAAGAAATTTGGGTTTTATAAAAAAGGTTTTAATTGGTATGATACTGAGGGTAGTTTAATCGGTGAACAAATATACGATGATAGTCAATCTAAACATATAATAGTAGCAGACGCTATATCGCCATCATCATACATAAAGAAAGCTGAAAAAATAATAAATATCATCAACCCAGATCTTCTTAATAAGTTAGAATTCTTAAAAAATGCAGAAAAAACAGATAGAACAAAAATATTTGAAACAATTCCTATATTGACTGCGTTTGGTATTACTGACTATAAAACATTAAAAACAAGCGGTGATTATGTAGATTTTGCAATCGGATTTCTTAAAGAATGGGGTAACCTAAGAACTAGATTGGAATCTATCTCGGATACAAACGCTCGTGAGGAAAATTTAAAGATTTACAATTTGGTTGATGGAGATTTAAAAAATATAGGCGGATCATCAGGAGTAACTTTAGCGCAATTAGGTACACCATCAAATTTTATTCATGCGTCTATAAAAGATTTTTATATCGCCGCGGATATTTACAATTCGAAATTTGTTAAAGGAAAAGAAACAAAAGAGAACACAGCGGATATTGTCTTAATCTATGGTGGAACTAAAGAAGATGTGTTTAACGCTTTAAAGACAGGAAATATAGAAAGTCAAGACGTAGATTCCATGGCAAAGATAAAAGGTGAAGATATTAAATTTGCATTAATAAGTCTTAAAGCTGGATCTGCTAGATTAGGACACGTATTAACGCAGTTGGCACAATACGTTGGTCAAACAATATCAGCTTCTCCAGCAGAAAAATCATCTTCCAAGAAAGTCAAAAAAGAAGAACTTAATGAGGGATTTTTAGATACTATATCCAACAGCATCAAAAACGCAATTGATAAAATTAAAACTATACCTGAAATTGCAAAAAATTATTTTTCATCGTTTATTAATGCAATAAATCCGTTTACTACAAAGATAACAAATTTCTTTTTTAAAGAACTTAACGCGGATGTTAATCAATTACAATCGACGGAACTTAAAAATTTAGAAAGAATAGAAAATGATCTTGAAAGAGAACTTGGTACGATTGACGAAGGTTCTAGTAAATGTGACAAACAACACGCATCGTACACAAGTACGGTTGATAAAAATTTAACTTTATTTAAGAACGTTTTGAAATCAAATACGGAAGATATATCATTGATTAATAAAATCACAGAACTATCAAATAATGATTCATTAATACAATTCTTTCCTATCAATATAGAAAAGGTCGAGTTGGACAGTATTAAGAAATTGAAAGAAAATTTAGTATACACTATTAATCAAATCCAAGCAGACTTTGATATTAACGATTGTTTGGAAAGAGATACTTTAAGACCTATATTTAAATATAGAGCAAACATTTTAGCTTTGAAATATTTAGATTTAATACTAAACAACGTATTGAAAGATGTCAATACATCAGATCCAAATAAAATCCGTGAAGAGTTTATTAAACTATCTAGTCTACTTTCATCCGAAGCTGTATTTGGTACTAATGTAAGTTTACCTTTGATCAAATTTACGGGAGAAAAAATAGAGAAGTTAAAGTATAAAAGCAATTTCAACTTAGAAATTCCTAAAAAATATAATGATATCAAATTAGGTAAGATTAAGATCAATGTTGTACCGGATGAAGGATATCTAAGTGTTAATCTTTATTTGTTTATTGGCATTACAATGAAAGACGACATTGCCACACCAACATATGCTAATTATGCAATGGATAGTAGTAGCGGAAGTAAATTTACATTCAAAGTAGAAGGTCAGAAAGTCGTTGACAAAATATGATAACTCAAAAACAATTGCTCTGTACATTTTCTAATAGTAGTCAATATACAGACGCATTAAAAGAAATACCAAAGCAATATACTCTTATAGATAATAAGATCTTTATATTTGCTAACGAAAATAATCTTCGGGAATTATATCTAACATTCAACGTTGAAAAACGTGAACAAATTAATAGATACAAAGGCACCATTAGTATACATCGTAAGAAGCAAACAAATACACTATATACGCTCAATGCAATGAATAAGTTGATTGCTGATGAAAACAATGGTGTATTTGATAAGAGCTTTCAATTAAATTGGGATTTATATAAAAACAGTATTATTTTAACCAATGAAATTGGGGTAAAAATAGTTTCATTAAAATTGTTTTCTATCTCTGAAATTTAATATGTATTTTTGACTTGATTTTGGTCTGCACCTAGTGTAGACTTAGTTTCGAGTTGGTTATACAATCTGGTTTGAGTGAACCAGACGAATTAATTAACTAATTAAACATTAAATATTAAATAATTATGGCATTAGATCTAAGTCGGCTAAAGAGCCGTTTGAGCTCTCTCTCAAACACAAATCAGAAATCAAACTTGATTTGGAAACCAAAGCCTGGGAAACAGGTAGTTCGTATTGTTCCGTACAAGTATGTACCTGATAATCCATTCATTGAACTAAAGTTTCATTACAACATCAACAACAAGACATATCTATCTCCTGATAGTTTTGGTCGTCCAGATCCAATCGTTGAATTTGCTAATCGTCTGAAAAAGACTGGTTCAAAAGAAGATTGGCAGATGGGTCGTAAGATGGAACCCAAGATGCGTACTTTCGTACCAGCTATTATTCGTGGCGAAGAAGGAGAAGGCGTAAAGTTCTGGGGATTTGGTAAACAAGTTTATCAAGAACTTCTATCAATCATCAGTGATCCTGATTTTGGTGATATTACCGATCTAACCAATGGTCGTGATATCGTTGTAGAATTCAAGACAGCTGAAGGCGGAGCTAGTTTCCCAGAAACAAGCATTCGTGTTAAGCCAAATGTAAGTCTCGCGGTAGATCCTAAAAACGCACAGTTGATGGAAGCGTTGAAGTCCCAAGTTAATATTTTGGATCTATTTGAAGAACTATCCTATAACGATCTAAAAGATGTTATGGATAAATGGTTAAATCCAGAAGCTGCTGCTTCTGAGATCGTAACAGAACCAACCGCAAGTGGAGATGACGATGAAGCTCCATTCCCCACAAGCCCCGTGGTCACATCCCAAGCAAAAGCCGTTCAATCACCAAGTACAGCTAAAGCTAAGGGTAAAGATAGTGTAGATCAAGCATTTGATGACTTGTTTAACTCTTAAAAATTAAAAAATAAGCCGGTGGAGTTTTTATAGTCCACCGGCTTTCTATTTATATACGTTATGGCAAAAAAAAGTGTTAGTAAAGATACGGGTCAACGTGACGAACTAATCGAAATGTTGGCAAATGAATTAAATAAAGCAAATAAAGAGGGTGGAAAGATTGCTCATTTTCTAGATGAACAAGACAATCCATCTGAAATCACGGATTGGATTAGCACTGGTTCTTCTATTTTAGATTTGGCAATTAGTAATCGTCCACACGGCGGGTTGCCGGTTGGAAAAATGGTAGAATTTAACGGACTTGAAGGTACTGGTAAAAGTTTGTTATCCGCGCACGTTGTTGCCGACACCCAAAAGAAAGGTGGTATTGCTGTAGTAATTGATACAGAAAACTCAGCTGCTCCTGAATTCTGGAAAAGTTTAGGTGTAGACTTGTCTAGGTTATTGTATGTTCAATGTGAAACCGTTGAAGATATTTTTGCCCAGATGGAACGAATGATCGCTATTGTTCGTAAAAGTGACAAGGATCGAATTCTAACAATTATTGTTGATTCCGTAGCAGCGGCATCTACAAAGGTAGAACTTGAAAGTGATCACGGTAAAGATGGTTACGCTACTGGTAAGTCAATTATTATCAGCAAAGCAATGCGTAAAATTACTACTATGATTGGTCGGCAGAAGGTACTTACAGTGTTTACTAATCAGCTACGTCAGAATCTAAAGGCTATGGCGTTTGGCGATCAGTATGTGGTATCAGGTGGTAAAGCACTTGCTTATCACTGTAGTGTTCGTGTTCGTTTAAATAATACAGGTAAACTCAAGAGGGGTGATGAAGTTATTGGTAACGAATGTAAAGCGGTTGTTGTGAAGAATCGTATGGGTCCGCCACAACGTCAAGCAAGTTTTGATATCTATTTTGATAGCGGAATTGCTGACTATGGTAGTTGGATTAAAGTTCTAAAAGATCAAAGTCTGATTAAACAAGGTGGTGCTTATTACACATACAAGAAGAATGATGGATCCGAATGGAAGTTTCAATCCAAAGACTTTGTGACCGTGATGAAAACAGACAAGGAACTGAGTGAAGAAATTTACTTGAAGATTTGTGATGTTGTAATTATGAAGTACAAAGACTTTAATAGTCAGATCATTGATGATGCTGTCGTAGAGTCAGAAGAAACTTCGGTTAGCGAAGAATAATATGAGCGGATTCAGTTCATTTGAAAAGAAGAAACTGTACTCCTTGTTTGAAAACATTAAGGAGGGTGTTGGAAGTGACGGTCTCAAAAAGACTACTAATTCTGACATCCTCCTTGTTGATGGCCTTAATACTTACATTAGAAGTTTTATGGCCATTCCGTCACTTAATGAGGATGGATTACACACAGGTGGTATTGCGGGTTTCTTAAAAAGCATTGGATATGCAATTAAATTGCTTTCTCCTACCCGAGTTATTATTGTATTTGATGGTAAGGGAGGAAGTCAGAAACGTAGAAAGATTTATCCAGCTTACAAAAATGGTAGAAAGACAGATATCAGACTCAATCGTAATTATGAAGAACTGTCTTCATCTGAGATAGAATCTGTAAACTTTAAAAAAGAATTGATTCGTACTGTAAATTATTTAGATACTTTGCCTGTTACTATAATGGCAATTGATCAAATAGAAGCAGACGATACAATTGCTTATTTAGCTACAGAAACTTTTAAGGACAGCAATATAACAATTATGTCTACTGATAAAGACTTTTTACAATTGGCAAATGACAAAGTCAAAATTTGGAGTCCTGTCAAAAAGAGAATATTTGGTTGTAAAGAAATATTAGATGAATATGGAGTTACATGTAGTAACTATATTTTATATAGAGTTATGGAAGGTGATGTCAGTGATAATATTCCAGGACTGGATGGCGTAGGTTTGAAGCGGGTAATTAAATCATTTCCTTTCTTGTCAGAAGAACGTCAATATGATTTGAATGAGATTTATAATTACGCAGAAAATAACAAGGGTAAGTATAAAATATATCAGACCGTGTTAGATAACAAGTTACTACTTGAACGTAATCACACGTTGATGCAGTTAAAAGATACGCAAGTACAGTCATTTACACAGTTACGTATAGAAGAAATAATAAAAACTCCTGTACGTAGAATTGATAAAATGAGTTTTACTAAATTGATTACAGAAGACAAAATGTGGAATAATATCCCCAATTATCACATTTGGTTACAAGAATGTTTTGGCAAATTAAATAGTTTTGTAGAATAAAAACGTCGGTTAATAAAAGTTGAAAACCACAAAATTCAGTGGTATAGTAGAGTTATCTTATGGAAAACAAAAAAGCAATTGATTCATTAACAAAATACGGCCGTGACTTCCAAATCAAGTGTATTTCGTGTTTAATATCTGATCGTTCATTTATTGAACGTATCAATGATATTATCGAAGTAGACTTCTTTGAAAGTGATGCAAATAAATGGGTCGTAAAAGAAAGTATAAAGTATTTTAACGAATATAAAGATCTACCAACTTTAACTGTATTCAAGATTAAAGTTGATGAAGTAAACGATGAACTACTTAAAAGAAGCATCGTGGATAATCTCAAATTAGTTTATCAAAAGGTAAGTGATAACGATTTGAAGTTTGTTAAGGAACAGTTCTTGGAATTCTGTAAAAATCAGAAACTAAAGAATGCTATTATTGAAAGTGCTGATTTATTAGCACTTGGTCAATATGATAAAATTAAGAATGTAGTTGATCACGCGATGAAAGCTGGTATGGAACGTAATATTGGTCACGATTATACCGAAGATGTAGAACAACGAATGAGTGTAATGAGTCGTAATTGCGTTAAAACCAATTGGACTGAAATTGATACCATTATGGACGGAGGATTGGCAGCGGGTGAATTGGGTATTATTACAGCTTGTGCTGGTAGTGGTAAGAGTTGGGTACTATCTAAACTAGGCGTTGAAGCGATGAAACAAGGTAAAAATGTAGTTCATTTTACGCTTGAATTGAATGAAAATTATGTTGGACTACGTTATGATGCTTGTTTTACAGGAATTGATTTCCAGAATATTCGTAATAACGTAGACATCGTGAAGAAGAAGATTGCAGAGGTGCCTGGAAAATTGAAGATTAAATATTTTCCAATTAAAACAGTAAGTGCTTATAGCCTTAAAGCTCATTGTGAACGATTGGCTATACTAGGTACTAAAGTTGATCTGATTATTGTAGATTACGCAGATATTCTACGTCCATCGCAAAGTGAACGTAATAGTAACAGTTATAGTGAAGCTGGTGGTATTTATGAAGAACTACGAGGTGTAGCTGGTGAGTTACAAGTTCCTATTTGGAGTGCTTCACAGAGTAATCGGGCTGCTATGGATGAAGACATTATTCAGGCTAACAACATTGCTGATAGTTATCGTAAGATTATGACCGCTGACTTTGTTCTTAGTCTAAGTCGTAAAGTTAACGATAAACAAGCAAATACTGCACGATTCCACGTAATTAAGAATCGTTTCGGCCCGGATGGTTTGACCTTTCCAAGTAAGATGAATGCTAGTTGTGGTGATATTGAAATTTATGGTGAAAATAGCCGTGAGGGTATGAGTATCTTGAATGAAATGATGGATGGTGAAAATCAAGTCAAAAAGGTTCTAAAATCAAAATGGAATGTTCATAACAATGACGAAGAATAACTCATAGTATGGAGCAGACGAAAAACACATAAAAAAATAATAAAAAAGTTATAGACTAAACGCAAAATGAACTATCTAAACAATAGTTATTTTTTACCCGTATGAATAAAGAAATTTTTATAAAGAAACGAAATGGTATCACTGAGAAGTTTAATGCAGATAAAATCAATAAAATTTTACAATGGGCTACTGAAGATATAAAAGGTGTTGGATTTGAAGAAGTAGCGATGAACGCTCATTTGTCGTTCTTCGATGGTATGACATCAAAAGATATCCACGTGATGTTGATTGAAGCCGCGTCTAATCTAATCACAGAAGATAAACCTAATTATCAATTTGTAGCATCACGTTTATTAAATTATCAATTACGAAAAAATGTTTGGGGTGGTAAAAATCCCCCAAAGTTACACGATTTAGTTAAAACTAATATTGATGCTTTGGTTTATGACTCGGATATTTTAAATTGGTATTCCAAACAAGAATTTGACAAGCTAGATGAGTTTTTACGACATGATCGTGATTTTAATTTCACGTATGCTGGTATCAAACAGTTGTGTGATAAGTACTTGGTCCAAAATAGGGCTACTAAGGTAATTTATGAAAGTCCTCAGTTTGCTTATATGCTTATTGCAATGACTTTCTTTAAAGATTATAAAGAAAACCGACTTGAGTATGTAAAGAAAGCTTATAACTACTTTAGTAAACATAAGATCAATTTACCCACACCAATTATGGCAGGCGTAAGAACTCCAATGAAGAGTTATGCCAGTTGTTCACTGTTCACAGTCGATGATGATCTACGTAGTATTTTCAGCAACAATAGTGCGGTTGGGTTTGCTACAGCTAGTCGTTATGGCATTGGATTGAATTTATCAAGACTACGTGCTACAAACGCTCCAATTCGTAATGGTGAAGTAATGCATACAGGTCCAATTCCATTTGCTAAATCATTTGAAGCTACAGTAAAGAGTTGTCACCAGAATGGCATTCGTGGTGGGAGCGCAACTGTAAATTTCGCTTGGTTCCATTATGATATTCTAGATATTCTTGTATTGAAGAATAATCAAGGTACAGATGATAATCGAGTTCGTAAGTTAGATTATTGCGTGGGTCTTGATAAACTAATTTTTGAACGTTTCTTGAAGAATCAAGACGTTACACTATTTAGTTATCACGAATGCCCTTCACTGTGGAATACATTTGGAATGGAAGGATTCAGAGAAAAATATGAAAAGGCTGAAGCTAACAAGAATCTCAAGTTCAAGAAGAAAGTACCTGCACGTGAATTGATGGGTCTACTTGCTAAAGAGCGTCTTGAAACTGGACGTATTTATACAATGTTCGTGGATCACGCAAATGAACACGGTAGTTGGTTGGATCAAGTGGATACAAGCAATCTTTGCCTTGAAGTGCATCATCCGTTAATTCCTATTTATGACGTTAATGATCAAAAAGGAGAAATTGGAGTCTGTGTATTGGCAGCATTGAATTGGTTAGAAATTAAAGATGATACTGAAATGGAAAATGTATGTGACATCATTGTCAGAATGTTGGACGCTTTGATTGATCACCAAGAATATTTCGTACCAGCAGCAAAGAACTTTGCTACTAAACGTCGTAGTCTTGGTGTGGGTGTAAGTAACTTGGCTGCTCTATTGGCTAAAGAAGGATTGAAGTATTGGGATGAAAAAGCTCCAAATTTCGTATCTAGATGGATGGAAAAGACCAGTTACTATCTAATCAAAGCAAGTGTTGAAATGGCAAAAGAAATTGGTAAGTGTGAAAAGTTTGATCGTACTAAATTTAGTCAAGGTATTCTTCCTATTGATACTTATAAACGGGACATTGATGAATTTATCACTGAACCTTTACATATGGATTGGGAAGCTTTACGTGAAGACATCAAGAAGTATGGTATGAGACATTCTACTCTTACTGCTTGTATGCCTGTAGAATCAAGTAGTGTAATTCAAAGTAGTACCAATGGTATTGAACCCCCCCGTAGTGCTATTAGTTTCAAGGGAAGCAAGAGTAACATTTTGCCTGTGGTGGTTCCAAATATTGATAAGTACAAGGATAATTATACTTTTGCTTTTGATATGCCAAATAATGAAGGATATTTGAAGGTAGCTGCTGCTATTCAAAAGTTCACAGATATGAGTATCAGTACCAACACGTACTATATTCCGTCCCGTTATGAGAAAAACAAAGTGCCTGTAGAGGTTGTTATTAAAGATATTTTGTTGGCATACAAGTATGGATTGAAGAATCTATATTATGCTAATACAGATGATGGTGATAAACAAACAGCCATGGAAACAAAAACGGTTGATGAAAAACCAATAGTACAAGAATCCGATTGTGAAAGCGGAGCTTGCGCTCTATAATAAAAAAATATATATGAAAACTGTACTAAATAAGAAAAACATAGATCAGTTGCGCAACCCAATGTTCTTGGGAGAAGATCTATCACTTCAGCGATATGATAAGATCAAATATCCAAAGTTTTATGATTTGTACGATCAACAACTAAATTTCTTTTGGCGACCCCAAGAAGTTTCGTTGGTGAAGGATATTAGTGATTACAAGAATCTTTCTGCTGAGGAACGATTTGTTTTTGACAGTAATTTAAAGTTTCAAACTATGACTGATAGTATGTTGAGTCGTAGTATTCACGAACTAATGAAGCACGTTACAAATAGTGAATTAGAAATTTGTATGAATGCGTGGAGTTTCTTTGAAACTATTCACAGTAACAGTTATACATACATTCTTAACAATGTTTATCCAGATGCTACCAAGTTCTTTGATAGTGTCTTAGAAGACGAAGAAATTGTGAAACGTGCTAAAGCTATTAGTAAGAAGTATGATGAACTATTAACGCCGTCGGATGATATTAAACAACAATTGTTTGATGCTGTATTGGCAACTCAAATTACTGAAGGGTTGATATTCTATGTATCATTTGCTTGTAGTTTTTACTTTGGATATCGTGGAAAGATGGAGGGTAACAGTAAGATTATTAAATTTATCAGTAGAGATGAAAATCTTCACGTAGCTATTACCCAGAACATTATGAAGAATTGGATAAATAATCCGGAAGAAGGATTCCAAGATATTGTTAAGAAAAATGAAGATAAGATATATGCTGCTTATGAAATGGCGGTAAATGCTGAAAAGGATTGGGCAGATTATCTATTTAGTAAAGGTAGTTTGGTTGGATTGACGGCGGAAAGTTTGAAACATTATATTGAATGGTTGGCTAATAACAGATTAACAAGTATGGGATATAAGAAATTGTATCCAGCTGCTAAGACCAATTTACTATCTGGGTGGTTAGATAGTTACTATGATAGTAAAAAACTTCAAGTAGCCCCCCAAGAAACTGAATTGAGTAGTTATGTTAAAGGAGTTGATAACACGATCAGTGAAGGTGCATTTGACGACTTCAAATTGTAATTGTAAATAATTAAAAAATATAACGAGTACTTTAACGAGTACTCGTTTTTTATTATATTTATATCCATCTCGATCAATTTATATTATGGAATCCATTTTTGTATACCTAGAAAAAATATTAGTAATAAGTGCAGCCGGCGGCGTTTTATTCGGCGCATTCAAATGGGTATTTACATTGAATCGGAATGTAAAAGAAATATTAAAAGAAGTCAAACCCAATTCGGGCACATCGTTAAAAGACCATGTAGATAAGATAAACAAGCAGGTTAGTCACGATAGTAATTTGATTAAGACTATATGCACACGACAAAAATGGATATTAGATAATAGACCGGAACCAATATTTGAATGTGATACCGATGGTAAATGTACGTGGGTAAATGAAAAATATTGTCAATTATTAAAACACGATGTAGATTATTTCTTAGGTAATGGGTGGAAAAATGGTATCTTTAGTGAAGATTTGGAAATGGTTGAAAAAGAATGGGACAGATCTATTAAAGATAAAAGAAGTAGTATTACTATATACAGAATGATTGATAGAGAGGGTACTATATACCACGTTAAAGCAGTAGCTACCAGAAATGATAGTCATGGGTACATTGGGCATATAGAAATATTAGACGATAAAAAAGATTAATAATTGACCATCAAGTACTATTTATATGTATATTAATATGAAGTCTTCTAAAGAATTAGTCAATAAACTGGTAAAAGAAACATTGGAGCAAAAATATACAAATGCTTCGTCTTCTTGGAGTGATTTAATCGACGGATTATCAAAAGAAATTAAGAAGCCTATTGAACTCGATGATGCTGGTAATTACAATGTATGTGATTGTGAACCACATCACATTAGTATTAGACCAATAGTACACGGTATTTGTGATATTCAAGCATTCAGAGACGGAAGTGATAGAACAAAGAAACTTTTTATGAAATTTGAAGATGTTAAGAAATTCGTAAAAGAATACTTAAAATCTGATATTACAAATTATGTAGATAGTGCTTTGGGTAAGGGAGTTGAAAATACCAAAGATAAACAAGGTGGTAAAAAAGCTGATAAACAATCTGAATCTGAAGAAAACGTAGTTAACCCACAAAAAGGATTCAAAATTGTAAAGAATGTTAAGGTCGAGAATATGAACGATCCAAAAGATGATCCTACTCAACCAATGCAAGCTGTTGGAGAATTCGCTAAACAAGGTGATCATAAACCAAAGAAAGCGGAATATAACCCACCTACATTACCAAAACATCTTCAAAAATTGGTTATTAAATATACAAAAGCAGGTAAAGCCAAAAAGAAGTAGTTGACAATTTCTCAAATTTGATATACTATAAAGGTATACCTAAAAAAGGATAAATATGACAAAATTAATTACTATCGCCGCATTGAGTGCAACTCTATCTTCCCAAACATTTGCTGGCGATAGAGAATGGGCTACAGTTGGTAAAGTATTGACCGGAGTTGCAGTAATTCACGTTATTGATAGAATTGTAAATCCCCCAACACAAGTTGTATATGTACAACCACAACCAGTGGTTTATGCACAGCCTGTAGTAGTACATCCTCAACCAGTAGTATATTATCAACCTGCTCCTGTTGTATATGTACATCCCCAACCAGCAGTAGTTGTGTATGGTGGATGGGGTCGTCCAGTATATCACTATCATCATCATTAATAATATTATTTTAATATAACCCAAACCACCGTAACTGGTGGTTTTTTTATTTTTCCAGTTGACTTCTTATATATCCGTGGTAAGATGATTTTACGGTAAGAAAACTTATGAAAAACAAAAACTCGTTTAATCTGGTTACTGGCAAGGACTTCAATATCAAGGCTTATCTTGACACTTGTGTAAATCTACGTCCATCTTCTTTGATTATGGATGATCTCAAGTGGAAGTATATGGTACGTAGTGCTATTCGTGGCAAGAACATTCTGCTTCTTGGTCCAACTGGTTGTGGTAAGACTCTAGCAGCGCAAACTGTTGCTAAGGCTATTGGTCGTGAAGATAACTTCTTCTATTTTAATCTGGGTGCTACACAAGATGCTCGTAGTGCTTTGATTGGCAACACTCACTTTGATAAGAAGACTGGTACTCTATTCAAGGAGTCTAGTTTTATCAAGGCTATTCGTACTCCTAACGCCATCATTCTACTTGACGAAATTTCTCGTAGTCATCACGATGGTGTTAATATTCTAATGACTGTTCTTGATGATCTCCAGCGTTATCTTCGATTGGATGAAAAGGATGATTGTGAAGTTGTTAAGGTTGCAGACGGTGTAACTTTTATCGCTACTGCTAACGTAGGTAATGAATATACCGCTACCCGTGTAATGGATCGTGCTCTACTTTCACGTTTTCCTGTTAAGATTGAAGTGACTCCGCTTGATAAGGACGCTGAATTTTCTCTATTAAAGAATCGGTTTAATATTAACTCTAATGAACAGCTAGACGTTCTAAAGTCTGTTTGTGAAATTGCTGATCATACCCGTAAACAGATTAAGCAGGAAGATAGTAAGCTTACTAATTTTATTCCTACACGTAGTACTGTTGAAATTGCGGAACTAATTGTGGATGGATTTAATTTGCTTGAAATTGCTGAGACGACCATTTATCCTAACTTTACTGAGGATGGTGGTGTTGACAGTGAACGTACATATATTCGTCAGTTGGTACAAAAGTATATTAAGGTAGAATCTAAGGAAAAGTTGTTTAATGATCCATTGAACAATACTACTCAACCTCCTTTTTAATAACATATAGAAAATAAATTATTATGAGCAACTACAGTGATTTCTGGTTAAAGGGTAACAATTACGATTGGGATTGGGAAGATGAACTTGATGCTGCTATTGCGGATGACGCTAATAACACGTTAAACGATGACGTAGAAGACCGTGTTTCGGAAAACACATCTCGACTGATTCGTATGTCTTCCGCTCGTCGTGCTATTTCTAATTATGTTAGCATTCTGACGAACCAGAACATTCCTGTAGTATTTAATGACAGTGCTGTAAATTGTACTGATGGTAAGGTGGTTTATATCAGTAGCGATATTACTAAGAAGGATAATTTTGACGTGGCTGTTGGACTAGCCTTACACGAAGGCAGTCACGTTAAATATTCTGATTTTGAAATGTTTAAGACAGTATGGATGAATGTTCCCCGTGACATTTATAATTACACTGAAAAGTTGAATATTTCAAAAGATATTGTTGGTAAGACCAGTCAACAGATTCTAAATTATGTAGAAGATCGTTATATTGATTATACTGTACATAATAGCGCGCCTGGTTATCGTGGTTACTACGATGCTTTGTATGATGAATACTTTAATAATAAAGTAATTTCAGATGCCTTGAAAAGCAATCTATATCGTACACCTAGTATCGATTCATATATGTTTCGTATTATTAATCTTACGAATCCTGATACAAGCTTGAAATCATTGCCTGGTTTGTATGACATTGCTTGTGAATTGAATTTGTCAAATATCTGTCGTCTGACAACTCCAAAAGATCGTCTAGACATAGCGTATAAGATTTCCGAAATTGTATTTAAGAATATTACTGAACACAAAACTGATAATGCACAGTCACAACCAACGGATGGAAATGGTGATGGAGATGGCGATTCATCCGCCGTTGAAGATGATTCATCGAACCCAACTATATTGGGTACTGCTAGTGATGTACTTGGTGGTATGGAGTCTACTGTTACAACTGACAGTAGCGATGTAACTTCCAATATTGGATCTGATTCAAATATTAGTAAGTCTAAACAAACTAAGATTGCTAAATCATTTGATAAACAGAAAGACTTTCTGGCTGGTAAAATCAAAAAGAAAAAGGTTTCTAGACGTGAAAAGACATTGCTTGATGTACTAGAAAAGAGTAAAATTGATCTAGTACCTGTTGCAAGTGATGTTCTTAAGAACAACGGAATTGTTGGTAACGTTGAATGTATTCTTGTAAAGAATATGACAAAAGAATTGATCCTCTCAGATGAATTTCCAATGTCTATTGCAAAAGATGACATTGGAGCTCGTACTATGTTACAGAAGAACGTGGATGACGGCATTGTGTTAGGAGCTAAGTTAGGCCGCCGTCTTCAAATTCGTAATGAAATTAACGTTGATAAGTTTACCCGTCGTAATATTGGTAAGATTGATAAACGTTTGATGCATGAACTCGGATTTGAAACCGATAGCAATATCTTTTATAATACATTTGTCACCAAATATAAGAAAATTAACTTTCATATCAGTGTAGATGCTAGTGCTAGTATGCAAGGCAAAAAGTGGAATCGTACAATTAAACTATGTGTTGCACTAGCAAAGGCTACGTCTATGATTGACAATGTGGATCTGACGATTAGTTTTCGTACATCGATGGGTAACAGTCCATACATTGTAGTCGCGTATGATTCTAAGGTTGATAAATTTAGTAAGATAAAGAATATGTTCTCATATCTTTTGCCAACACATACAACTCCAGAAGGATTATGTTTTGAAGCATTGTTACGATATTTGCCTAAAGCTAGTAACAACACAAACAGTTATTTTGTTAATATTAGTGATGGTGAACCGTGTTTCAACTACCATAGTACAGGAGGTATTGGGTTTTCATATAATGGCGCAACTGCTTTGAATCACACTCGTACACAAGTAAATAAAATACGGGAGACTGGATATAACATCATTTCGTATTTTGTAACGGAATATGATGGATTTGGAGCCGAAACGTTACGTGCTAATTTCAGAACAATGTATGGTGTAGACTCTAATTTTATTAACGTCGAGAATCTAAATCAGATTGTTAAGACTATTAATAAAAAGATGATGGATTCTATTGACATATAATATAAAGATGATATAATATATTAACGGTTAGATTTATAACAACATAAACAAGAAAGGATAAAGTATGAAAAAGACAGATCGTAAGAATAAGACAAATCAAACAGTAAAATATCCAAGTTGTATTTTTACAATTAAGGAACTAAATGATATTAACACTGATATCGTAACTATTAGTTTACGAGACAAGGTTAAGAAAGCAATTAATCGAGGTGAACTAAATGTAATTGGCGTTTTACCTAACGGAAAAGGTCGTCCAACTTTGGTACACGTATTTGGACCGATTACCAAATCGGTTATTGATGAAGCTAAGAACAAAGGAGTACATTTAAATCGTGAGCTATTGGTTGAAATGGTGAACATCAATTCATCTTCCAACAAGGAGTCGATTGTTATAGTCAATGTTGATACAACAAAGAACAATTCTGTTAATGTTTAAAGAAAAATCAATATAATAGATGTGCCGTATATCTTTGATTTGATATACGGTGTTTCTATTTATACCATATTATGGCAAAAAAAAGAGATAAAATACTACTATATTTAGATAACAAAGGAAAAAACTTCTTGGTATATGAGGAAAAAGATTTACTGGATCTTAAATTGCCTGTAGAGTATATTGATAATGGTACTAATTTGTATTTGGATACTTTAAAAGAAAAGTGGGAAATAAAAGAAGTCAAGTCATCTAAAAACGAATTGACGTTAAAATTTAAAATGATTTTAAGAAAAACAGAATAATATGGATACGTTACAAGAATACTTTGGAATTGAATCGTTTGACTTTGAAGGAAATAAACGAAAGTTGGTTGATAATCTTAATTTGTTGAAGTCTATGTCTGTTGAAGAGCAGACCTTTTACAAAAAGTGGATGGAAATACAAACGTGTGAAAGTTTCTCAAATAAGGCTAATATGATTAAAGCCAAAATTTGGACACCCACCGATATTAACGATGAATCTTTAACTATTAAAGAAATTGAAAGTATAAATCCAAAATTGGTTTATGTTGAATCAAAACAACAAAATGAAGATTGGACAATTCTTCGTATTTTTGGTCATACAATGACTTTTGATCAAACGCCTGGTAGATTTATTAAATTTCTTGTAACCGATGGAGATATTGATAACCCAAAGTATATTGGTTGTATCAGTGTTTCTAGTGATGTAATTGCTATTACTGACCGTGACAATTATTTAGGATGGACTACATCTGATAAGATGGAAAAGAAACGATTGGCATATAGCGCAATTGGCAGTTGTATTATGAGTACTCAGCCAATTGGTTATAATTTTCTAGGTGGTAAATTAATAGCCGCTATGATTACTACGTCAACAGTACGTGATCTTTGGAAACAATTATACGATCAAACTCTTGTGGGTATGACAACTACAAGTTTATATGGTAGTTACAGTATGTATAATAGTTTAAAATGGTGGCACAAATGTGGATCTAGTGCTGGTAAAATTTCAATTAAACCAGATGATGGTATTTATGAAACTTGGCACAATTGGTTAAAAGATATTGATGTAACTGCTTATGATAAAGCACTTACTCAAAAAGAAGGAGTGAGTGGACCTGTAACTGGAGCTAAATCTCGTATTCTCGGTATGATATTTAGTAAATGTGGAATAAAACAATCCAACTATCAACACGGATATGAACGAGGTGTATATTATAGTTGTTTTTATGAAAATACCAAAGAGTTTTTGCAAAGTAAAATTGATGTTGATCAATTGAAGATGAAAGACCTCTTTAAACGTGATATGCAAGGTATAATTGAGTGGTGGCGACCAAAGGCTGTAGACCGATATAAAAAGCTAAAGAGTGAATCAAATTTAAAGAATACGGTACATTTCTATAACCAAATGTTTGGTATGTCGTATCAAGAAGCTAAAGACATGTATTTTAAAGAAGTGGGTAGGTAGAAATATTATAATATAAATTACTTATTATAGATACTATTTATATTTATAAGAGTAATTTATGGCGAATACCCCAATTAATGCAATGACCGCTACATTCGGGTCTGGTGATCAGACTGCGATAAAAATGAATGTATCGGACGCAGGACCGTCGAATAATAGCAGTAAACTGATAGATTTACAAGTTGGAGCCGTCACAAAATTTAAAGTCTCAAAAAGAGGTGAAGTACTTGCTACAAATTATACAGGCAGTTTTAGTGGCAGTACTTTTATTAAAAATCAATCAAGTACTACAGGTACCAAATATTTGTTATTTTCAGACGGAAGTGGACAAAGAACTATAGGTTATGACACTTCATTAAATTATGACGCTTCTTCAAACACTTTAAACACTAATGGTAGCATTAATGCAGACGGTGATATAGACAGTACAAATCTTTCGCCGCTTTTATTATCTAGTCCCACTACAATAGGTTTTGGTAGTTCAGCTACCACAATTCAAATAGGATCGCCTTCAGTAGGCGGTTATACACGATTTAATTCAAAACAAGTCAGAGGTAATTTTACAGGATCGTTTACTGGTAGCTTTAGTGGTAGCAAAGGCAATTTTACTAAAATAAGCGGTAGTAATGTTAAAATAACCGGAAGAGTAACAGCCAATTCATTTACTGGAAGTATTAGTGGTGGATATGCTGCTTTTACTAATATACGTACTGGCACATTTACCGCCAATTCATTTACTGGAAGTATCAGTGGTAGTAGAGCTAAATTTACACAAATAACCGGTAGTGGCGTCAAAATAACTGGCAGATTTACCGCCAATTCATTTACCGGAAGTATTAGTGGTGGATATGCTGCTTTTACTAATATTAGTGGCGGACATGCATCTATTACACAAATAACCGGTAGTGGCGGCAAAATAACTGGTAGATTTACCGCCAATTCATTTACCGGAAGTATTAGTGGCGGATATGCCGCTTTTACTAATATTAGCGGTGGACATGCATCTATTACTAATATTAGTGGCGGATACGCATCTATTACAGAAATAACCGGTAGTAGTGGTAGAATTGAAAATAATTTGGTTATAGAAGGATCGCTGCAACTGCACAGTGCTATTACAGGATCAAATAATATGTTTATAAGTGGTGCTGGCAGTCCAATCGCTGGTTATGTGGGAATTATGATAGGTGGCGTAAAATATAAGATGCCACTATATCCTTGGACTTAAAGCTTGACTTATTATAAATTTGTTGGTAAGATGACTGCAATGAAAAAATCATTGTGTTGCATTTCTCTACAACTTCAAGAAAAAGGATTCAAAGCTAATACTATGACCAAGACTAGGTTCTTGTCATTGGAACGAAAAAGCGCTTTATCTACTATTTCTCAACGAACACTGAACAATGTAAATGTTGCGGTAAACACTTTTTCTTTGTGTGTGACTAAAGGATGGAACTATCGAATCAGCAGTGATTTATTTCCATTGGCTACTTTACCAGAAGCAAATCTATCACTTGATATTCTTACTGACAAAGATCGTATTTATAATGAGTTCAAACGTGGTGCAGAAATCATTAAAAAAAATAATCTTCGATGTAGTACACATCCTGACCAATTTGTTGTGCCTGCGAGTGCTACAAAAACTGTTGTAGAAAAGTCCATTGTGGAACTAAAAAATCATGCATCTATTATGGATTTGTTTGGTTTGCCACAAACATATGAGTCTCCCATTAACATTCATATGAATATTTATAAAGGGTGTACTAAAGAAATTGCTAAACGGTTTGTTGATGTATACAATGATTTACCTGTTAATGTAAAGTCTCGATTGGTACTTGAGAATGAAGACAAGCCAAATAGTTGGAAGGTAGAAGAGCTGTATGAATTAATTCATTCAAACACTGGCATTCCTATCACGTATGACAATCTTCATTTTCGTTGTAACCCAGGTAAATTATCCGCTAAAGAAGCGGTAAAGTTGTGTATGTCCACGTGGGGTAAGTATCGTCCATTGTTTCATTTTAGCGACAATGATTTGACCAATAAAAATCCACGAGCACACGGCGATTACGTTCGTGTAATTCCAAATGAGTATATTGATCTTGATGTGGATTTTGAATTCGAATTCAAAGCAAAGGACTATGCTCTTGATCGATTCGAAAAAGAATTTGAAAAATAATTAAAAAGTTGTTGACAGTTTGAACAATGGGTGGTAAGATAAATTTAAGTTAGTGAAGAATCTAACGAAACAAAAAAAACAAATAAAAAAAGAAAGTATTAAAAATAATATGTATACTCGTACAAATGCTCGTAATAAGACTAACTTCGTAGGCCATAACACCGCTGGTGTTGAGATTTACCTCTCTACTCCTCTAGCGAAGGCCAAGAAGGCTTCACGCTTGACACTACGTAGTGGTAAGACCCGCGTTGACCTAGATGGTCGCCAGATTAAGGCACTACGTGAAGTCTTGAATGCTGGTTATAGTGCCGTCGGTACGGTCATTGACCACGCTGTACCGGCACAGTCAACTCAAGCTAAGACTAACAGTGTTAAGGATGTGCGTACAGCAATTGCTGGCCGCAAGTCCACTGTTTGTCGTAAGGCTTAATTGAAATAAATGTTAACTCATATACGTAGATAGTTATACGCATATGAGTTATATTTTCAATAATCAAACAATGATGTGGCTACTACTAATAATAGTAGCCATTTTTACTTTTGCAAACTTTTATTTGTTCATCAGATTGCTTAGACATTTTGATGATCACCAAATTCTAACCGTAGACGCATTAGAGTTACTCAACATTAAAAATAATAAAATATCAAAAGACATTGAAATATTGAATAAACGTAGTAGAATATTAAATAATGAAAGCAAAGAACACATCCGAAAACAAAGTTAAAGTTCGTGGTTTATTTGATCATATAAATCACATTCGTGAGGTAAAGAAAAAAGACTATTATAAATGTTTATCGGAAGAAGAAAAGAAGTCTTTTAACAAATATATGATAATCAGATTTCTTAGTATGGATGTTGACATCATAGAAGAAATATCATTTGTTTCAAAGTATTTTCAAAATATACCAGATGAACAATTTTATCAAGTGTTGATCGATTTGGTACCCAAAGGAAGAAAGTTCTGCAAGTATATTAAAAATAGTACGGAGGGGATCAATGAAACAATTTTAGATTGTATTTGTAAGAAATATAAAATTGGAAATCGTGACGCTATAGATTACTATAACATATATACGTCAAGTGATGTTAATTTAAAAGAATTGTGTGAACTAATTCAAGGATTTGGATATAGTGAGAAAGAAGTAGAAAAGTTATTTAAATAATATGAAAATTATAGGTGTATCTGGTTTTGCTCGTAGTGGCAAGGATTTGTTTGCTAGAGTTGCTCAAAACGTTTTGGAAAAACAAGGATCTAAAATTGAAAAGTATGCATTGGCATATGAGTTAAAAAACGATCTAAAAGACCTTATCCATAATAAAGTTGGAATTGATGTTTTTACAGAGAACACCGAAGAAAAGAATATTATTAGACCGCTATTAGTTGCTTATGGTGACGTAATGCGAAAAGTATCAATGGGTAAATATTGGACAAACAAGATTGAACAAAAGATCAAACAGTCCAATGCTGATGTAATTTTTATTACAGATATCAGATATGATGTATATGCAGAAGATGAATGTACTTGGTTACAAAATAAACAAGGTGGGAAATTAGTGCATATTACAAAGTTTAAACAGGAACCAATGCCTTCAGGCAGACGGTTCAGTAAAAACAAAATTGTTAAGATTTATAATTCCGCTGCAAATGATCATGAAATGTTAAATGACCCAAAAGTAAAATCAAAAGCTGACTGTGCTTTTGAATGGGAAGATTATAGTGATAAATTAAACGGATGTCTACTAGACGATCATCCATATATTACAGCAAAAGTTATTGAATCATTAAAGATTATTAACGCAATTTAAGTTTTGTAATTAAATTATGACCATTATGATAGAATATAATTTCTTCATCTGTGGTCTTTGTACGAAAATAGTCAACCAATGACGGTACAACTGTGCTGACTAAATTAACATAGATTTTATCACACTCGTCGTGTTTTATTGATTTTCTTTGCTTCTGACACGAACAGATCTTATCAAACGTTTGTATACAATTTGTTAGTGTAGCAAATGCGCCAATATTATCTTTTGATACAAAATTATTAAATGCTACGTAACTTCCTATAATCATAACAATTTATTTATTGATAAATACAATAACAGACTGCAAATATAGTTAACTGGCATAATCATAATTATATAACGCAGTGGATAATTCAGTGTGTATAACAATACAACAATGCTAAATAAAGTTGTCCAAAAACATAAACAAATAACACAGCTTAATAATTTGGTAACATAGCCAGGATACTCTGAATATAAAAAGTTTGGATATGTACCCATTGGATCAACACTACTTTTATACAATTGATATTCGTCCAATTTAAATAAACGCCGTGTGTTTGTTAATTTAGCAATCGTTTGTACTATATCGCTATTTAACCAAATAACCATAAAAAATGTTATTCCGAATATAATTGGTATATTGTAGTCTGTTAAGTTCATTTTATAAGATCGTAAATATAGTTACCTAAAATTTGAAAAAATATATTGTATATAAATATAAATGATATTATTATGAATAATTCAAATTTATCTAATTTGCCATTTTGATTAATATCAAAATATTTTATAAATAAACTTTTCCAAAGATCAAGTAGTTTTTTCATAACAATTTTTTATTATACCATTCGTCTTTTATTTCTATCAATTGTTTGTTATAAGTATTTAACTTATTAATGCTAAGTTTGAATATATCATATTCAAGTGTGCCTACTTGACCACTATCTTCTAACATTAATTGAATCATATTAAAGAATTCAAAGCTATCATTGGATATTTTAGTTGCATCAAATTCGATAATAACATCGTTCAACTTTTGATCTTCATATCTCTTTAATTTTTTGGTTAGATTAAACTTTGTATTTTTTTGTTCAGCGTTAATGTAACGGTCATATGGTACATCTGTATAGATTGTGTCACACCAAGGTTCCAAAAGTGCTAGTTTATATTCATCACAGTTACGTACAACGAAACCTACATCATAACGGTTAGGTACAATTGGCTTCATAACATCATTGTGTTTAACAAAATGTCCCCATTTACGAATGAAGTTTCTAGCACTGCGGTTGTTTTGAGCTAACCATTCGTCACTTTCTTTTCCAACTGTAGTCAATGTAGGATTATATCTACTACCTCTACACGTCATATGATATACGCAACCTTCCCACGTTTGTATAAATTTATATCCGTTTAATAAGAATCTATTGAAGATATCACTGTCTTCTTTGCTTTGTGGTGCGTATAGATCATCGTGACCACCAATAGATTGGAAATCACTCTTATAAATGGCCCATGGCGCAAAGATTCCTTCTGTGGTTTTGTCTTTTCTTGTCAGACGAGTATCATTGAACCATTTCAATAAACCAGCTTCATTAAACTCTTCTGTCTCTGTGCCAAAGGCTTGTACAATTTTTTCTGGTCCTGGCGGATGTAGAGGTGGTTCGATGCGGGTAAGACTAACAATGGTACCTGGTTGAATATACTTTTCTATATATTTATCGAAGTTGGGACACGCATACATATCGGCGTGATAGATCATTACCACATCGTTAGTAGCTACTTCGTTTATAAGACGGTCATATAGAATTGTATGACCCAATCTGGTTGGACCTTCGTTGCGGATAAATTTGAAGTGTGGATCTTTTTCCGACGTTTCTTTGCACCATTCCAATGTACCGTCATTACTGAAGTCGTCCGCAACACAGATTTCATGTTCTTTGTGACTTAAATTTTTACGAATAGCTTCGTAACTCCATTTAAGATATTTTAGGTTGTTTCTGCTTGGTTGAATAAAACTAATTTTCATATTTAAAATTGTATTTTTACTTGTTCCATCAATTGACTATAATCGTGTATTCCTGTTTTTACAACACTATTGTCTATTACAGGAATGATGTTAGCATTTGAAAGCTTACGAAAATAACTATTAGGCCCAAAGTAATTAGGGCGTAATTCTTTTCCCTTATGTATATAACTAAGAACTGTGCCTCCAAAAAGTGATGATAATATTGAGTTTCCGCCACAAACTGTAACAAATCTACTACAATTTGCCATTATTTTTAATTGTGTTTCATTGTAATTATACTTTGATTCTTTAACCAAATCATCTATCAATATCACATTGTCAAAATACTTACATAATTCAAAATCCGTTATAACGCCTATACCTTCTACGTTGGCTTTAATATCGTGATATCCTAATTGTAATGAATTATACTCATTTTGATCTATAGTAAATTCTTTTTCTTTATTAGTAGCTCGTTTGTATATTACGGTGTATCCCTTTTCTTTAAAATAATCAAACATTTCATACAAACATGGAATATTAAAATAACCCAATGGAATTTCATTGTGTTCCATATTATATTTGTTGGTGATAAATACTACGGGTTTATCAAATTTATATTCATCATTTTGATAATATTCTTTGAATGGCGGACAAATCCATTTACTAAAATCCAATACACCATTAACCTGTTCTTGTTCATCGGCAGTCAAATGATGATATTCTTTGCCTGTTATTGATAATGCGTTATGATGTATCCAATTGTTTGGTACTCCGACCAAAGCAGCGTCGTTATCTACTGTCCTAGATAAAAATTCTTCTTTTACATTATTACAAAAGAAATAATATGGTTTCATTCCTTTGCTAGTAACCACACCATCCAATTGATTGTTTTGATGTAACCAATATGCAAATGGTATTGCTAATGCAAGTTCGATGCCAAATTCAGGATTCACTTTGAGTATCATAATTAATTTACCATTTTAAGTATTTTAAATGATTCTGCATATTTACATTGAGCCTGTATACCCCTAAATCTCGCTAATATTTCCAAATTAGATTTTACATTTAATCCAACTTTTTCATATTTTGAAATTTGACTTTTATGACACATAGATGCTTCGATTTTTTTATCAAATGAGTTATCTATATTTTCATAATAATTAATGTCCATTTGATTTTCTGTCATTCTGGAAATTGGTATTTGTTCATAACAAAACACATTAGGAATATATCGTGCAGCTGCCATTGTGGTTCTGAATGTGGAAATGTGATCTTGATTTGCATCTCCTGCCCAATGTGTATAAATTGTATCTATTTTATGTTTTTTGATCAAGCTCTCAAGCTTACTCACTGAATCAAAACTAAATGGTATGTGTAGATCTTTAAATGGTAAGAATTCTACATCGTCACATTGCAATACTGTAGCAGCATTAATAGTTTCCAATCTATTTTCTTCAGCTGTTCTCAATAATATTCCATTGGTACCGTCTACAGATTCTGTATTGGTCATACATACATATACCACATAATCGCCTTTTAATTTGTGGTTATATAGTGTTCCACCACAGCCAAATTCAATATCATCAGGATGAGCGCCTATTGCCATTACACGTTTCATATTAATTTAAAATTATATTTTTACTATTTGTTCCTTCGTTAAACAATAAATCTAGTATACACATATACGGTTTAAAGTCACCATATAATTGTGTGTATTTAGGGTGGGTATAATGTTGCCATACCAATTCTATATTATTGTCTTTAAATTCTTGTTCGTTGATATATCGCATTGAGCCTGGTCCAGTACCAGAAATGTATTTTGTAGCATTTAATTTTTTCAACAAATACATTATACGATCACCACCAGAAACTTCATTGGGACATATTTCAGAACAAAATACAACCTGTGTTTTGATATCCATCACATTTAAAAAATATTTAATTAAAGCACTATTTAATTCTGACAACGTTTTGTAGTTAACTTTAAGAATTGATTCTAAATCGCCATAATAAACATTGAAGTATTTTGACTTTCTGTAGAAGTTTTTTATTAAGTTTAAATGATTATCACTCCAACCGTTGTAATTAATTTCAATTTCATTAAACGATTTCAATTCACTTTTTCCATTTAATGGAACTGTTAACCATTTAGGTTCTCCGTCTGTCTTAATTAAATTTCTGTGTCCAAAATGTTGTTTTCCTCTGGGAAATTGAACATTGTCAAAAATAACAAATACATCACTTCTGGCTATTTTATCAAAAAATCCCATCCACGGTAAATAATTTGGCTGATGAATACTTACAATCATACAAATTTATTAATTACATCCGCAACATAATCAACTTGATCCATAGTCATTTCTACGTACATAGGAATGGATAAATGTCTAGATAAAAGTCCATCGGCTAATTCATATGTTTGATTTACAGTGTATGGTTCAAACACCTTTTGTTGATGACAAGCTGGCCAATAAGCATTTGCTGTGGGTATGTTATATTCTAAGAATAGTTTTTTACAAATTTCTGATCTTTCATTTAAAGTTGTAGACCTTGGTAATTCTATAATATAGTGCCACCAAGTATTGGTTATATTATCTGGAACGTCTATAAATTTAATCTTTGGATTTGTAATTTTTTCTTTGTATCTTTTTGCTATAACATTTCGTTTTTCTACAAATTCATTAACCCGTTTCAATTGACTGATACCAAGTGCTGCAACCATTTCTGTCATTTTATAGTTGGATGATATAAATTCACAACTTACACCAAAATCTACACCATTTACTGGTGTTGGATTTCTGACAGCGCCGTGATTTCTCAATGTCTTACAAGTTTCTGCAAATTTTTCATCATTGGTAGTGATTATTCCACCTTCACCTGTGGTTATAATTTTTGTAGCAAATAATGAAAAACAACCAGCGTATCCTAAGTTTCCAGCGTGAATATTATCAATAGTAGCTCCTAATGCGTGAGAAGCATCTTCAAACAATAAAAGACCGTGTTTATCACATAATTTTTTAATATTGTAATAGTCAGGCGTGATATATCCTGCCATATGAACCAACATTACACCGGCTACATCTTTGTCTAAACTTCTTTCGATTATATCTGCACTCAGACAATGAGTGTTTTCATCTATATCTACAATTACGGGTATATTGTTGGATCGAACAATTGCACTTACACTTGCTATAAACGTTTGGGTTGGGACAATAATCTTTTTACCAACTAAACCAGATGCTCTTAGAGCTACTTCCAAACACGTTCCGCCAGAACAAGTTGCAACTGCATATTTTGTTCCACAATATTTAGCGAATAAATTTTCAAATTCAGCTACATACTTTGATTGAACTAATGACTCTGTATTTAAAATATCCGCAATTCTATCCAATATTTCTTTGTGGTCTTCTTTGGGGATATAAGGTTTTGTTCTTGACAATTTATTCATAACGTATTTTTAATATAATCGAAAAATCCAGGTAGATTTTGTTTGGTGCTACTAAACTTTCTTCCTAATTTTAAAGGAGATAACAATAGATGTTCATCGATAAATGGAGAACTAGTACCATTTTTAATGACATTTGCTTTTTTATTTAAAAACATACTTATTTCTTCAATTAGAGTTTTGGCACTATAAACATCTTCATTTACAATATTATAACTGTCTTTAACATTATATTTATTAGTAGTAGACATATCCACTAGTGTATTAACAATATCATTAACCCATATAAAACTCAATAATTTATTTCCATCACCGGCAACTTCTACTGGTCTATTATTGATTATATTTCTGATATAGTAACTTATTCTGGGTCTTGGACAATCGTGGCCAACAATGTAGGGCGGTCTAATAATCATATAGTTAGTATCTATTTGTTTAACTATATTCTCACAGTCCGCCTTTTCAACACCATATTCGCCAAATCCAGATAAACCACCAATAGGCATATCTTCGTTATACGACAAACAATTTGCATCTTTATACGCAGCTGCGCTACTGATAAAGATATATTTTTGATTAGGTTTTAACCAATTTTTAAGATGTTGTGCTTGAGTTGGTTTGAAAAGGCAGAAATCCAAAATAACATTATAATCATTTTCAATTGTCAATGGTTCATTACGATCCCATTTGATTACTTTAACTTTATCAGGACCAGTTCCAGATCTATTGAGTACACTCACACTTGCCAATTTACTTAACTCATATGCGACTTTTTTACCAACAAATCTATTTCCACCTATAACCAATATTTTCATTAGATGAGTTGTTTAATTTCTTCAATGGTATACTGTTCAACTTCGTTACTGTATAGACCATTTTCAAGAATTTTTTCGTGTTTATTTTCCCCCGCTTGCAATCCAATAACTTTAACATTTGGTCGGATGCCAACTGGTGCATACTTTTGAATAAGTGCTTCCAATAGATTTCCTATGCTCATTCCCTTCATAGTTGGAACATACGGAGAAGAATCTGTGCAGTTTTCCAAACAGTTATAAATCAAATCAATTGCTTGATCAACCGTCCAAAAGAATCTAGTAGCTTCAGGTTCAGTGACAATTAAATCTTTACCTTCGCTGATCAAATCTCGCCATTTGCATAAAACGGATCCTGTTGAATATAATACGTTACCATATCGAACTATACGATAATCTGTATTTGCATTGAGTTGTTCAAACTGTTTAAACAATCGTTCCATCAATAGTTTAGAAGCACCATATACACCAGACACTTGCGCAGCTTTGTCGGTGCTAATACCAATTACGAATTCCAATTCGTGGTTAAGAGATTCTTCCAAAATGTACAACGATCCTAGTGTATTTGATTTGATACATTCACGTACTTGTTTTTCCGCAATGCCAATGTGTTTTGATGCGGCTAAATGAAATACTCCGTTAACACCTTTCATAGCTTGACGCACCTCAAATGGATCCGAAACATCACCCGTCAATATTTCAATAGAAGGAAAAGATTGTTTTAGGTCGATTAATTTACCTTCATTTCTGGATAAAACACGGACCTTTGCGCCATCGTTTAAAAGGCGTTTAACAAGTGGTTTGCCTAAAAACCCACTGCCGCCTGTAACTAAAAATGTTTTGTTTGTGAAGTTATATTTTCTCATAGTTTATTATAACTACTATAGAATTCACTATGAAATTTTTTTTAATTGTTAGATTTTATAACTCCTGTTTTGTCGTCATCATCCAAAATAAAAGCTGGTCTACCAACCTTCGCAGATACTTTTTTGATCAACTCCATCTCAGCCTGTCTATTTAGATCGTGAAATACCATATGAGCGTCGGTATTAAATAAATTTAAATGCGTATAAAATCCACCTCTACCATAGTT